CAAGAAAGGAACTGAAGTAATCGAGGCACAAGGGAAAAGAAGGGTAGACTTTACTGCCGAAGAATTAGCAAGATACGGTGATTATTGTGTAAACGATGTTGAGTTAACTTATAAACTGTTCAGTATATTTATTTCAGCAGGATTTCCTAAACAAGAATTAAGAGTTATTGATATGACACTTAGAATGTTTACAAATCCAATACTCGAAGTAGATAAGGATCTTTTACATAAACATCTTACTACAATAAAAAACAATAAAGAAACTCTACTTATTTCTTCTGGTATAGACAAAAAGGATTTAATGTCGAACAAAAAATTTGCAGAGGTGCTAGAAACTTTTGGTGTTGAGCCGCCGAAAAAAATAAGTCTTACTACAGGTAAAGAGACGTTCGCCTTTGCTAAATCAGATGAACAATTTATTAGTTTATTAGAACACCCTAATGAGGAAGTAAAAAATCTTGTTGAGGCTAGGCTAGGTATAAAAAGTACTTTAGAAGAAACTCGTACCCAAAGATTTATAGATATTGGTAGCCGGGGAAAGCTACCTATACCTGTACGTTATTATGCGGCACATACAGGACGATGGGGTGGCGATGATAAAATAAACATACAAAACTTACCTAGTAGGGGACCGAATGCTAAGAAACTAAAGAGTAGCATATTAGCACCAGACGGATACAAGTTGATAGACGCAGATAGTTCTCAGATTGAAGCTAGAGTTTTATCTTGGTTAGCAGGGCAGGACGATCTGACAAATTCATTTGCCAGAGGGGAAGACGTATATAAGAAGATGGCTTCTATTATATATAGTGTACCTGAAGAAGACGTCACTAAAGAACAGAGGTTTGTTGGTAAGACTACTATTCTTGGGGCAGGTTATGGAATGGGGTCTATAAAATTCCAAGCCCAATTAAAGACTAACGGTTTTGATATGGATCTAGATGAAGCTAGGCGAGTTATTAATGTATATCGCGAAACTAATTGGAAGATAAACCAGTTATGGAGAGATTGCCAGAACATGCTACGTTATATGGTTAACGGCGATAATTATAATATCGCAACCCATTTGGACGGAGTAATTCAAGTATTACCGAAAGATAAAGCTATTCTTTTACCTTCGAATTTATTGTTGAGATACGATCAGTTAAAAGCCCAACCCACTGATAAAGGGGTGGAGTATATGTACAAAACTCGTATGGGATATATTAAAATATATGGTGGTAAAGTTGTTGAAAACTTATGTCAGGCATTAGCTCGTTGTATAATAGCGGAACAAATGTTACAAATACGTAAGAAGTATACTATAGTTTTAACAGTACACGATTCTATCGTTGCTTGTGTCAGAGAAGAAGAAACAGAGGAAGCTAAGAGATATATAGAAGCTTGTATGAGACAAGCACCTTATTGGGCTAAAGGACTGCCCTTAGATTGTGAAAGTGGTATAGGTAAAAATTATGGAGAATGTGAATGAACAAAAATAAATTACATATTGACAAAACACATAGGGAAAGATGGGATAAACTACGTCTTACCATATTTGATTTCGGTACAGAGGAAGAGATAAATTGTATAACTAATAACGATGAAACATTCTTTAAAGTATTTACGCAAGGATATGCTGAGGGTTTTAACTGTGGAATACAATATTTAGCAGAACAAATACAAATGATGGAAATGTTAGACGCAGAAGACTTTGAGACAATACAATGAGTGTAGCACCTTGGTCTTTCAGTAAGATAAAAGCATTCGAACAATGCCCCAAACAATTCTATCATGAAAAGATACTAAAAGAATTTCCATTCGTTGAAACTGCGGCAACCAGATACGGTACAGAGTTCCATACTGCGGCAGAGGAATACATTCGAGAGGGCAAACCTTTAGAAGATAGATTTACTTTTGCTCTAGATATGTTAGAATCATTAAAAGCTAAAAAAGGTAATAAGATACCTGAGCAAAAGATGGGTCTTACCGAAAACCTAGAACCTTGTAGTTTTTTCTCTAAGGATGTTTGGTTTCGCGGTATAGCAGATCTAATTATATTAGATGGTGACCTAGCTTGGGTGATTGATTACAAGACAGGTAAGAACTCAAAATATGCTGATAAAGGGCAGCTAGAATTAATGGCTCTAACTGTTTTTGCACATTACCCCCAAGTAAAAATTGTACGTGGTGGGTTATTATTTGTCATAAGTAAAGACTTAATAAAAGATAGTTATACTGAGTTTGATAAAACTAAACTATGGAAAAAGTGGTTAGGTAAATACGAGTTAATGAAAACCGCCAGTGAAACTAATGTGTGGAATCCGAAACCTAGTGGATTATGTAAAAGACATTGTCCTGTAACTTCTTGCCCTCATAATGGAGATTATTAATGCCATATATAAATAAACCAAGACCATATAAAAAAGAATACCAACAGCAGAAAGCCAGAGATGAGAAAGAAGCTCGTTCGGAGCGCCAACGTGCTAGAAGAAAAATGGATAAGAATGGTAAGGATGCTAATAAAAATGGAATAGCTGACAAACGAGAAGGGAAAGATATCGCACATAAAAAGGCTCTATCCAAAGGTGGTACAAATAAGGACGGTGTGTCAATACAAACCCGAAATAGAAATCGTGCGGCTGGTGGGGCAATGAGTAAGCCCCCTACGAAGAGAGCCGCTACCAAAAAAAGAAACTAAGAAAAGAGTTAGAAAAGCCTAAGTAATATATCGGAGAACAATGTGGAAATTCTAGACAACAAAGCTTTATTGTTGCGACTACGCAATCCTGCTAAGGTAGCGGCTACACTAAACAAATGCAAAAAAATTTCTGATAACGAAGTAATTGTTAACTGGGGTATTGAAGAAGTTCATTCCCTTAAAGCATTAGGTATTAACGTACCGTCACCTATAGAGGGACAATACTCATGGACAGGTCAGTATAAACCTTTTGACCACCAGAAAGTAACAAGTGCGTTTTTAACTATGCACAAGAGAAGTTTTTGTTTTAACGAGCAAGGTACAGGTAAAACAGCTTCAGCTATATGGGCTTCTGACTTTCTACTTTCAAAGGGAGTGATTAATCGTGTGTTAGTTGTTTGTCCTTTATCGATTATGGATTCGGCGTGGAGAGAAGATCTATTCTCTTTTGCTATGCACCGTACTGTGGACGTAGCTTATGGACAAAAAGAAAAACGTAAGAAGATAATTAATCAAGGTGCTGAGTACGTAATAATAAATTATGACGGAGTGGAAACCGTATTCGATGAGATAAGTAAGGGCGGTTTTGATTGTATAATCATAGATGAGGCAACTCATTATAAGAACGCGCAAACTAAAAGATGGAAAACGTTAAAGAAACTTGTGAATGAAGATACTTGGTTGTGGTTAATGACAGGAACTCCTGCGGCTCAGTCTCCTCTGGATGCTTACGGACTGGCTAAATTAATAAACCCAGATAATGTACCAAGGTTTTTTGGGTCTTGGAGAGACTGTGTAATGCACAAGATTACTCAATTTAAATGGATACCCAAACCTAGTTCAACTGAAACAGTTTATAATGCGCTACAACCTGCTATACGGTTTACCAAGGAAGAATGTCTTGATTTACCAGACATGGTTTACTTAAAAAGGGAAGTACAACTCACTAAGCAACAAGATAAATATTACAAACTTCTAAAGAAAAACATGATTATGGAAGCTTCTGGTGAAGAAGTAACTGCTGTAAATGCGGCAATAAATATGAACAAACTGTTGCAGATATCTTCTGGTGCCGTTTATACCGATAACGGCGAGAGTTTAGAGTTTGATATATCAAACAGATACAAAGTATTATGTGAAGCTATCGATGAGAGTTCCAAAAAAGTTTTAGTGTTTGTACCGTTTAGGCATACTATCGATATTATTACAGATAAGTTAAGGAAAGATGGTATCAAAACAGAGATTATTAGGGGGGATGTATCAGCATCAAAACGTACAGATATATTCAAACGATTTCAGACAACGGACGAACCTAGAGTTCTTGTTATACAACCCCAAGCGGCGGCACACGGTGTTACTTTAACGGCGGCTAATACAGTAATTTGGTGGGGTCCGACAAGTTCTTTAGAAACATATGCACAAGCTAACGCTCGTGTCCATAGATCAGGACAAGACCATAAATGTACTGTTATTCAGTTGCAGGGGTCTCCAGCTGAAAAGCGGATATACTCATTATTAGATAGCAGAATAGACGTACACACACGTATCCTAGATCTATATAAAGAAATACTTGACTAAGTTACTATATGATACTATAATAACATTACTAGCAGCATAAAGGAGAGAAAAAATGGCTGAAGTAAATGAGGGGTTAGCACAAAAGCTAACTCGCGTATATGTAAAAATTCGCGAAGAAAAATCTAGACTTACTTCCGAATACAATAAAAAATTAGATGACCTTAACGACCAAATCGATAAGGTAAAACATGCTTTACTTAACTACTGCGAAGAACACGGAGTAGATAGCGTGAAGACATCTGAAGGACTTTTCTATAGATCAGTAAAAAGTCGTTACTGGACAAGTGATTGGGAAGCCATGCATAAATTCATTCTTGAGAATGAAGTCCCTGAGTTTATGGAAAAACGCCTTAACCAAACCGCAGTAAAAACATTTTTAGAGGAGAACCCTGAACTCGCACCGCAAGGATTAAATGTGGATTCAGAATATATAATCACAGTTAGGAAAAATAAATGACACACCCCCTTGTTAATTTAGAAGATTTATCTAAACATTTATCTGTTCACACATCTACGTTAAGAGGATGGATAAAAAAAGGTATTATACCTAAAAATACTTATATATCAGTCGGAACATGCCGCCGCTTTAATTTAGAAGCGGTGATAGCCTCTTTGACTGATGCTAAAGAAACTATAACCGAGAACGAATCAGCTGAAAGTACTTTACAATCACAGTTTGATTTTAATTCAGACCCATTCGCTGATGTAATTAGTGAACTAGATAAAGACATATAGAGGAAATATAAAATGTCAGATTTAACATTATTTGAAAACCAAACATCTTTAAGCAGTGATTTAGCAAAATCATTACAAGATATAAACTCTAATCTGCTTAGTGGTGCTTCAACAGAAACAAGACGGCGTATTAGTTTGAACGGCGGTAAATTTAGACAGTTTATCAATGGAGAACAAGTTAGGGTCAGTAAAGAAGACAATATGAATATTATCATTGTCAACGCCGCACCGATATCACGTACATATTATTCTGGTACGTATGACCCTAGTAATCCTGCCCCACCCGCATGTTGGTCACATAATACTACTACTCCTGCACCAGAAGTAGGTGATGGTAAACAAGCGTCACGCTGTATGGACTGCCCACAGAATATCAAGGGGTCTGGGCAAGGTGATAGCAGAGCATGTAGATTTGCACAACGTTTAGCCGTTGTTTTGGAAGGTGACTTAGACAAAGTTTATCAACTACAATTACCTGCCACTTCTATATTCGGTGATGGTAAAGATGGTAATATGCCTATGCAGTCCTACGCTAAGTTCTTAAATGCTCATAATACGGCGGCAATATCTATTGTTACAAATATGCGTTTTGATGAAAATAGTGGTACCCCTAAGTTATTTTTTAAACCAGTAAGACCTTTAGAAGAAAACGAACTAAAAAAAGTCCTTGAAATTAAAGATAATCCTGATACCTTTAGAGCAATAACCCTAACCGTTGCACAAACGGACGGTGTCGAAAAAGTTCAAGAAGTTACTGAAAATGGAAAATCTAACCAAAAAGCTCTGTTTGAGTCAGGAGAGGAAATCGCGATTGAGGAACCTAAAAAGGTTGCTAAAAATAAAGCGGAGCCTTCGAAAGCTAAAGAAGATTTATCCTCAATAATTGACAATTGGGATGACTAACACTTACTGAATTTTAAGTTAGATTTAATAATAAATACGACCCCCTTACGGGGGTCGTGTGTGGAGTATTTACTTACATAGAAAGAGAGACTATGAGAAATAAATTTTTGAATACAGTACTTAGTAGTGAGGGCTACTATTGCTTATTTACCGCAAAACCTTCAGAAAATAAATTAAAACAATACTTTTTTGAATCCATTCAAGACTTGTGCGTTAAAGCAGACGAATCAAATACACAGGGATATGATGCATATTTTGCTTTGGCTACGTTTGAAGAAAAAGGATCACGTAAAGTAACTAATATAAAAAACTTACGTTCCTTCTTTTTAGATCTAGATTGTGGCGAAGGTAAAGAATTTGCGTCTAAAGAACAAGCAATAAAACAGCTACAGACATTTTGTCAAAAATACAAACTACCTACTCCTCGTCTAATCGACTCAGGTCGTGGTATACACGTGTATTGGTTTCTTACTGAAGATGTCTCCTATGACAAGTGGTTACCTGTAGCAGAGCAATTAAAAACATTATGTTCTATTAATAATTTTAAAGCTGACCCTGCTGTTACGGCTGACGGCGCACGTATTTTAAGAATACCAAACACTCACAATTATAAAACAGATCCTGCTTTACCTGTTATCGTACTAGGATTAAAAAGCGAGTTTACCGCAGTTGACATAGAAGATTTTACCAAGCTGCTTTTTGTAGATGGAATGAAGCCAGTTACAAAGGCTCTACAAGTACCGTTAGAGCATAACTCAACAATGCTTGCTTTGATGGGTAATCAGGAAAATTATTTTAAGGATATACTTGTACGTACACAGAACGGAAATGGATGTGACCAACTAGCAAATATTTTATATAATCAAAAAGATATCAGTGAACCTTTGTGGAGAGCAGGTTTATCAATCGCAAAGTTTTGCACTGATGGTGAGAAAGCTATACATAAATTATCTTGTGGACACCCAGAATATAGTGCGGACGAAACAAATAAAAAAGTTGAGTTAATTAAAGGACCGTATGCGTGTACAAAATTCGATGAATTTAATCTTGGGGTTTGTCAGAATTGCCCTAATTGGGGTAAAATAAAATCCCCTATATCATTGGGAAAGAGATTAAAAGAAGCCGAAATAGATAGTGAGGGTAATTACATAGAAGAACAAAAAGAA